ATGGCCACCTCGATCAATCATCTGACAGATAAGAAGCTACGGGCAATGCTCGGTGTTCCCCGCGAGAAGTTAACAAAGCTGTCTGACGGTGCCGGATTGATGGTGCGTATCACAAAAACAGGCTCTATCACCTGGCTGTACAAATACAGGTTGGGGGGACGTGAAACAGAAGCCACCCTTGCCACGCTGGGCAAATATCCCGATCTAACGTTGGCAAAAGCCCGTGAAATGCGTGACCAGTGCCGCCGATGGCTGGCAGAAGGGCGAGACCCACAAAGAATGATGAAACTGGATCGGGAAACGACGCTTAAACCGATTACAGTGAAGGACGCGATAGATTACTGGCTGGCTGAATACGTTGATGGCAACTTAGTTAATGATGCCAGGTATCGGGAACGATTTAATAACCATGTATTTCCGTTTATTGGTGATATGGCGCTATCAGACTGCGAAACACACCATTGGCTAACTTGCCTTACCAGAGCGAAAAAGAAAGCGCCTAGCGTCGCTGGGATGCTGCTGCAAATGTCACAACAGGCGTTTAAGTTTTGCCGTGTGCGCCGCTTTGCTGTGTGCCATGCTCTCGATGGTTTAACGATGCAGGATATCGGCGTTAAGATAAATAAACGTAAACGGGTTCTTTCAAACACGGAGCTAATGGAATTATTACAGGCGTTAAACAGAGATTTTTTCTCACCCTATTATGAGAACCTTATTTATCTGCTGGTGGTTTTTGGTTCCCGTACCGTAGAGGTTCGATTATCGAATATTGATGAGTGGAATTTAAAATCGCGTTTATGGACTGTTCCTGAAAAGCACAGCAAGACGGGTGAAAAAATAATAAGGCCAATACCTGATAGGGTATATCCGCTTATTGAGCGATTGATAGAGCAGAATAAAAAAACTGGCTATTTGCTCGGTGAGTTAAAAGAGAATACGGCGGTGAGTTCCACTGGTGGCAGGGTTTGCCAACGATTAAAGCATTCTGAGCCGTGGACACTTCACGATCTGCGTCGCACGTTCTCAACGGACATGAATGATTTGGGCATACCGCCTCACATAGTTGAACTGCTTCTTGGTCACTCGCTGGGGGGCGTAATGGCGGTATACAACCGTAGCCTATACCTACCGGAAAAACTGGATGCACTGAACAAATGGGTAGAACGGCTGGATGTATTGGCAGGTGGACATGAGAATGTTGTTTTGCTTCAGGGAAGCAGAACAGCTTAAACTGATTGAGCAAGGCTAGGTCGGCCAACTGAAAAGCGGGAAACCCTACCCGCCTGCCTTGCCAATTTATTTAGGGGCGTTGAGGGTGACGATATGGCAATGCCATTACGTGAATATTATCCAGTGTCTCGTGCCGCAGAACTACTTGAGTGTAAGGTGGAGGATTTACTTCACTGGGCATCCATTGGGGGTATTAATATATACTTGTCAATTGAATCTGGCATGGGATACATGCGCTTTTGTAATGAAAATGATGAACTAGATGAGAAATTCGAAGAAGATTTATTGGTTCGTGATGGTTTTTCAACTGTAAGCGCTATTTTTAACGAGGAAGATGAATCAACTAAAAATTTCTTCCAGAAAGAACCACCTTTTGACGAGTTACAACCATGCATTTTTAATGGGTTGTGGGCTTTGCCCCGTTCAGCTTATTGCTATGATGAACTAATGGAGTTTAAACCTAGCTTTTTTGACTTATGGCTATCGTCAAATAGGTTAATGTTTGTAACTTTCGAAGATGATAATTATTTAAATCCCCTCGAAAATAGACTTTATTTGATGAAGTCTGATTTTTTATTGATTTCAGAGTTTAAAGACGGCAAGGACATCCCAAACTACTTTAATGAAGGAAAGGAAAAGCCAAGTTTAAATTTTAATGAGGCTTCTTATTCAGGTTCTCAAGTTAGAACATCTAGAACAGCCAAGGATGCAATAAAAATAATGGTAAAAAAACATTACCCTGAAGTCGCTGGGAATTATAAACGGCTTGCTGAAGTATTAAGTGCGGAGGCTAATGAGATTAAAGGAATGGTGGGAGTTAGATTTGACGATTCTACGGTAAGTCGCTGGATGAAAGACTAGCACTCATTAAGTGCCTCATTAATGATGAGGAGCCTTATTAAGGCCCCTATTGATTGAAAGTCCTGTTCATATATTCGATGCTTTCTCTGTCAACACGAAAACAGAGAGAGCAACATGATAAATATCACCTATACTCCGCCAACCCCTGAGCAACGCCGCACAATTCTTGAGGAATATGCTTTCAAGTACGATAAGCGTATCCGCGAAGGCGAATGCGGTGAAATCACCAGTCTTTCCCGTTCCAGTCGTTGGAAGATGGAGCAAGAAGGGCGCTTTCCTCCTCGTTGTCACTTTGGCCGTAATAGTTGTGCCTGGCTTCTTAGTGATGTGCTCTGGTGGGTTCGCAATCCGCCATCTGTAGAGAACGTTAATAACCCATATAGCCGTAAATCGGCCTAACAGAATCAATACGCAATTACTCACAAGATCGCCTGATCAGCGAAAAGAAAATTAATTGCGGTACATTGCGCTAAGTAAATTGCAGCATTCCTAACGCTGTCGCGGCGGCTCTGAATAACCAATTTTTGGAGCAATATAAATGACTCAGAAAAAAATTACTGCCTTAACTGGCAGCGGCCAGACTCAACCTGAAACCAGCCAGCAAAACATTTTCAACGAGATTATCCCGTTGTCTGTAGGAACTATTGATGGAAAAGCCAATATGGTGGCTGATGCACGAAATCTACATAAGTTCCTGGGCAATAAGGAACGATTTGCCTCATGGATCAAACAGCGTATTGAGCAATACAAGTTTGCCGAAAATGTGGACTACGAGACTTTTTCGGAAAACACCGAAAAAGGTCGCCCGCGTATTGAATACCGAATTACCTCCGATATGGCTAAAGAGCTTTCAATGGTCGAGCGTACTGATCGCGGAAAAGAGGCTCGTCAGTATTTCATCGACTGCGAAGAACGTTTACGCCGTGTAGCACCGGAGGAACATCAAGCCGCCCTGCTGAACTGGCGAAAGAATCGCGTAGCAGCTTGTGAAGACCACAAAAGCATGGCTGATGCGATGAAGGGCTATATCGAGCGCACCGGAGACAAACAGCACGGCTTTGCCTACAGCAATGAATGTTCGTTCCTGAATGACCTTGTGCTGGGCGTACACCCACGAATCTGGGCGAAACAGAAAGGTATCGCAATTAAGCAGGTGCGTGACCACATGAACGCTGACCAACTGGCGTTATTGGCTTATTTGGGAAATCGTGATTGTGCGTTGTTGGATTTGGATACGCCGACGATTACCCGCAAGGCGAAATTAACTGAACTGGCTCAGCGCTGGCTGGCTAAACGTCTGTTGGGGATATCTGATGCTAAATAAAACAAAAGCGGCCATGCCGGGCCGCTTATGTCACTGCACAAAACTAAAGCATATTCAGGATAACACGCTGATCGATCTGGTCAATGGGCGAAATGACCATTCAGCGCCAGCGCAATTTTTCGCTTTACTTATAAATCAATTACCTGTGTTTTCAGGAGATCAAAAATTCTTTGATTTTTCTGAGCCGGGGCAAGAGTACATCTGGTTTCGAATAGTCTTTATATCCGAACTCACCGTGCTCGATATACCTATCGTCATCGGCAGAAATAAAAATTCTATAACTTATTGGATCGTTATCACGTGCCTTATCTGCGTTGACTACGAAGGGGGTGAGTTCGACCTTCATCTGGTCGATAGCTTGTTCTCTGGTAAAGCGATTCTTAGGCATTACTCAGTATCCCCATTGGCTGGTTGTTTGCTTTGTCTACGCTGGCGGCGTTTGATCTCACCCTTGGCGGCGGCAATAAGAAAACCTGCTGTGCTCTCGTCGGATTCTTTGACGCTTTCGATTAACGCCAAGTCTTCCAGTGGGAGCCTGACTGAGACTTGCAGTGATTTGTTATTCCTTCTACCCGTTGCCATTACTGAATCTCCGTACATTTGGTGGTGTTCAGTATGCCTGATAAAAAACTCAAATCAAGCATTGACGTGGTGTTCACCTGTCAATATATTGGTGGTGTTCACCTTATTTGGCTTAGTGAGCAAAACGACGAAGCCCGGCAGTGCGCTAACACTAACCGGGCCTCTAACCACAAACGTTATGGAGACTAACGCTATGGCTATGCCGAAGTGTACCCAAACTCACCCTAAATTTACATGGCGCTTTCTTGCTCTTAATCGCCACGACAAGAAGGCCAAGCCTTGCCGCCTGTCCGTTGAGGCTGAAACTGAATGTGAAGCCCGCCGCATTCTGGCCCCTCACTTCATCCTCTCTTTTGCTGCACGCCTTCCATTGGCGGATATGGTGGAAATCGCCATGCCTATCTGTGTTGAAACTGAAACGCAGGAGGTGCGTCATGTTTGATAACACGCCTTTGGAATTGGAAGAGGTTATCGATCAGTGTCGTGCTCTGGTCTACGCGATTGTTGAACTGAGCAACCCCGAAGCTAAAGAGATTTTAACTTTTGTGTTAGCGGAACGGCTGAATAGCCTTCACCAAGCCTTCCATGCATCAGAAACCGCTGTTCAGGGGGAGGTTGGTCATGCTTAAGAAACACATCAATCATGCGGACGAAGCGCATACTCAGATCGTTCACGCTAAGGCCATAATTACGTTGATAGCCTCGCAGGACATTAACAACCCCGCTGTAGAAAATGCACTTGAAGCCGTCGCCGAAATACTGGAAAGGGCAGAAGCTGAGCTGGTGGAGGTGACACATGGTTAACCCTATCGCTCCGCATGTTGTCAGCGGGAAATTACTTTCCCCTGAAAAGACGCCAGAAGAGGCGCTTACCACGTTACGCACGTACTTTGATGAACTGGCTAAACATCAGGAATTCATCGCGGTGGCATGGTGTAAACAGTACGACACCAGACGCGATCTGGAATGGATACGCGACCCTGTTAACGCCAGAATGCGCAGCGCCATGAGCCAGGTATCTGTAATGGTGATGCTGGTGGAAGACAACCTTCAGGTGATTGAAAGCCACTTTAAGCCAACACCCTCTACTTCTACGGAGGTGCGCCATGCGTGAGCTAATTTCTGTGGGCGCTCGTTTCATCGAGAACAGTAGTGAAGTGTCGGTAGTTATCCGGGAGCAAACAATTGATCGTGTGGTGTTCTCCTATGAGCAATACCCGCAAGTCAGGCATCACTACCAGCGGGATGCGTTTATCCGTGACTTTTATCCATTAAAGGCGAACGAAATCAATCTGGATGCTTACTACGACGATCAGCGACGTGTTAACGCCCTGATTGGCTCCATTTGTGCGCCAGTGCCTGCTACGTCGGAAAACATATCGCGTAGTCGTCTGTTACGCGCTCAGGTGGGATTACGGCACCTACTGACTGAGGTTATCCCCCAAATCACTGACGAGCAGCAACGCCGTGAAGTTTATTTGTGGGTTGATGGTATTTACGCCATTACGTGCTTTGAGGAAGTAGACGCGGGGATTCAACCATGAACAGACAACACCTTGAAGTCGTTACGTGCGTTGAACATGCCAATGCAATGAACAAGCAGGCCAGAGCGGTACTTTCAATGTGGCTTGACGCCTTACCGAGTGAGGAACGGGACGAAGAGGACGCGAACCTTGTTGCCGCCGTTCTGTCGCTGGTGTCTGGTGCCATTGATCATCTTGATAAAGCGATGGAGGTACGCAATGCGTCAACCTCAACCAAATGATCGCTATCAGGGCAAAAACGGCCAATGCGTCACTGTCAGAGCGAATGCTTTTAACCGTGTAACGTTTGTGCGTGATGGCTATTCAGCGGAGTGTGTTTATCCCGATAACCGCTTTCTTGCCGAATTTGTTTTTATGGAAGGGGCCAAACATGATCAGCCAAGTAACGTTTAACGGATTGGTGAAGCGCGTAGAAGCGCTGGAGCTTGCCCTTGCAGCGATGCAGCAAAAAAGCAACGTACCGGATGGTATGGCTCCGCTAACGACGCTGGCGGCTGAAATGGGGCTATCCACCAGTAAGGCGGAGGAACTGGCGCGTAACAGTGGCGTAATGATTGTGAAGCAGGACAATGGCTACATCGTGCATGAAGAAAAATTCCGTAAAGCGGCTCTGATCGTTATCAAGGGTGCCAAACGTAAATATGGCAGTAAATACTGGTTCCACCCGTTGATCGGCAAGTTCCAGATGGTAGGGAGGTCACAGGTATGACGGCAGAGACAAAAGCACGGGAAACCATATCTGATGCGCTATTTTCCTGCCTGTATCGTTGGGTGAATGGTCATATCGTTGATCGGGCTGATACGGCCATAGCTGCTATACGCCACCCGGACGATGCAACCAGTTACGGAATGCTGGCTAAGGAGCTGAACCGGCTGGTGGATTCCAGTCAAACCACCTATGAGTGGCTATGTGATGAGGGACTGATAGCGACTGATCCAAAGAAACAGCGTGAAGCCCGTATGGTGCTGGTAGCAGGAATCATCGGTAAGGAGGACGTGAAAGCCCAGCTTTGTGACGATGAACGGATTAATCGCGTGTTCCCGTTACCCCTACCAAAGAAGAAGACGCAGGATATAGGGGTAGCTGACCTTTCCCGTATGGGAGCCAGCCAGCGCGGTGAAGTGTTACGGGCGCATTATGGCGGTGATTTAGCGGTTCATGGTGATTCTGACACCGTTCATTACTATAACGGCGTGATATGGGAGCCTGTGGCTGATAAGGATTTACAACGTGAAATGGCGCAAATCTTTATCGATGCGGAGATAGCCTACTCGCAGAACGCCATTAAATCCGCTGTGGAAACCATGAAACTGAGTTTGCCAGTTATGGGGGCTACCGCTCGTAATCTTATCGGGTTCAGTAATGGGGTATTTGATACCCGTACTGGGCAATTCCGTGACCATAGCCAGGAAGATTGGTTACTGATAGCCAGTGAATTGCCATTCAGCGCCCCAGCAGAAGGGGAAACGCTGGCAACCCATGCACCCAGTTTCTGGAAATGGTTGAGCCGTTCCGTTGGCAACAATAAACGGAAAGCCGATCGCGTCCTGTCAGCGTTGTTTATGGTGCTGGCTAACCGTTATGACTGGCAGTTGTTCCTTGAAGTTACGGGACCAGGGGGAAGCGGTAAAAGCGTCTTTGCAGAGGTTTGCACCATGCTGGCGGGTAAAGCCAATACCGTATCGGCCAGCATGAAAGCGCTGGAAGACCCGCGAGATCGTGCACTGGTGGTTGGTTATTCGCTCATCATCATGCCGGATATGACCCGCTACGCTGGCGACGGCGCAGGGATTAAGGCGATAACGGGCGGGGATAAGGTATCTATCGACCCTAAACACAAAGCGCCTTACTCAACACGCATTCCTGCGGTGGTACTGGCCGTGAACAATAACGCCATGACATTCAGTGACCGAAGCGGCGGTATATCCCGGCGACGGGTGATTTTCAACTTCTCCGAGGTTGTGCCGGAAAACGAACGTGACACGACGCTATCGGACAAGATAGAGGGCGAGTTAGCCGTAATCATGCGGCACCTGTTAAGCCGCTTTCCCAGCGATGGCGGGGACGAGGCAAAACGTTTGTTGCATGAACAGCAGAAATCAGAAGAGGCGCTAGCTATTAAGCGTGAAGGGGATTCGCTGGTGGACTTCTGCGGCTATCTGATGGCGTCGGTGCTATGCGATGGCATGTTTATTGGTAACGCTGAAATCGTGCCGCACAGCCCGCGCCGTTACCTTTATCACGCTTACCTTACCTATATGCGTGCCAATGGGCTGAGCAAGCCCGTATCGTTGACCCGGTTCGGCACGGATATGCCGGGGGCGATGGCGGAGTATGGCAAGGAGTACCAGAAGCGAAAAACCAAGCTGGGCTTACGCTCAAACGTTACGCTCAACGAAGATTCGGAAGACTGGATGCCGCAATGCGACGCACCCCAAAGCAGCCAAAATGAAGAGGGGAAAAAATAAAACTTATAGGCGAAGTGTTCACCACTATTCACCCTGTTAAAAAATCAATTAATAACAGTAAGTTAATGGGTGAACACTTTTTTATAAACTCTTCACCAACTGTTCACCTGTTCACCTTTTTGTGAAAACTCTTCCAAAGGGTGAAGGGTTAGGGTGAACAGTAGTGAACACTTGAAATGAAAGCCTTCACCCTATAACGCTATGAAAATAAAAGTGAAATAGATAAAGGTGAACAGGTGAACACTTGAACGTATATTTTTTAATTTTATGTCAGAGGTTAGATAAGGAATGAGAGTGAAACAGCTATTGAATGATTTTAGCGATCATCTATTGAGTGATTTTAGCAAGGTGGTTGAAGGGAGTTCCGGCGCGTTATCTTTTGGTGTTATCCAGTGTCTGGTCATGGCAGCATCTGTTACTCAGTTGAATAAGTTAACAGGAATTGAATACTGTCTGACGTTTACCGTCGCCGTGGTTGCGACTCTTGGATTGTTTTTATGCATTTTTAGCGTAGGTAAGGTGAGCGCTGAAGTTTCCGCAGAGAGTAAAGTGAGGCAAATGTTGTTATTCACGCTGCCACAATCATTACGAGTGACATCTGTCTTACTCAAATTTGAGTTGTTCGTCACGCTTGATTTGAGATGTAGATAAACATAATGTTTTCTCAATCATATGTTATAAAACAGCTTTTACTGTTATTTTCGAGATATGGTAAAACCACTAGTTAAGATAGGTTAACTTGATGCCACAATTTACACACTTTGATCTCGCGCTGCTCAATCCAAGCTTTGATTCTCCCTTAGTTGATGTCTTGACAGAGCTTGAGGTATTACGACACCTACGGCTTGAAACGGAGGTTCATCCCTTGTTATTTGCTCAACTCAAAGATGTTTTCCATATGCTGGAAAGTTTGGGTTCAGCACGTATTGAAGGAAACCATACAACACTAGCTGACTACGTTGAAAGTAAGGTTGACGGCACGACATCATCCAGTGACCAGCTCAAAGAAATTGGTAACATCGAGAACGCAATGGGGTACATTGATGAGTATCTGAAATCAGGGGATAGCATTACTGAGTATTTTGTCCGCGAGTTACATGCTATCGCTGTGGCTGGACTTGAGCGGGAAGGGGATCGAACTCCAGGTGCGTATAGGGAACATGGTGTAAGTATTGCGCAATCAGAGCATTTACCGCCAGATTTTATTTATGTTGCTGGGTATATGCAGGAATTGACTGAATTTATCAATCGACAGGATCGTCCCAAATACGACCTGATGAAGATAGCTCTTGCACATCATCGTTTTGGCTGGATTCACCCATTTGGCAATGGCAACGGCAGAACCGTGCGACTTTTGACCTATGCACTACTGATTAAGTATGGCTTCAATGTTCAGGCTGGTGGCCGAGTGCTGAATCCTACTGCGGTGTTTTGCAATAATAGAGAGCAGTATTATGCGATGCTTGCAGAAGCGGATACAGGTACGGAGCAGGGTTTAGAAAATTGGTGTCTATATGTATTGGCGGGAATTTCATCTGAATTGAAGAAGGTTGACCAACTGACGAATCGTAATTTCTTGAATTCAAAAATCCTATATCCTGCTATCGATTTCTCGCAAGGTAGAGGACTTATCAATGAAGTTGAGACGCAAATGTTAAAACGTACCGTTGGTATGGGAACTGTCAGAGCTGGCGATTTAAGAGAAACATTACCAGGTATGAAGCCTGCTCAGATCACTTATCAAATCAGCAAGTTAGTTGATCGCGGACTTCTTCAACCTGTTGAGACTGGGGCTCGAACGTATACGGCTAAATTCTCAAACTCTTATCTTATTCGTGGAGTGATAAACTCTCTAAAGCAAGAGGGATTCATACCTGAATTGTGATGACACTTGTGTAACTATAACAGCACCTGAATTTCAATTATTTGCTGTTATAGTTTTTTAGCTTAAACGACTACGGATATAATTATTGGTTTTATATGACGTGGCACGCTGACTCCCGGTGTAGATGATATATATTTCATTTGGGATGCGTTTGGTAAGCTCATTGCTTCATTTTTTCTGATTCTTACGTTCTCAGAATTAACTATGTTACTGTTAAATACAATTTCATTCTGCTCTTCTGCAAGCGTGTTTATAACAATTTCTTTTGGTGTTCCTTTCTCATAATAACTTCTCAGCGTGTAATTTAGTTTGCAATCTTTGTTTTGGCTTAATTTAGAAAGCTTTTGACATGCGACTGTCGCTCTTTCTCTGTATTGCGATGCGTATGCTACATCTAACTCTTCAACTTTTTGTTTCATCTCCTCTGCTGCCCTATATGGTGATGCTCCAAACAGCCAATTTGTCACATAGTCAAAACTAAATGACTTAGCAACATTATCTGAGTTCTCTGAGAATAAACTACCAACCAATATATGGAAGTTGATTCCGCTTTCTATTTCTTGTGGGGAATTACTGTCCAGATTAATTAGTTTAGTGCTGAACCCTGCATTTCTTACATTATCTATTGCTTGTTTTGCTAAAAATTCATTAGCCTCGATAGCTATAATAGAACAACCTTTTTTTAGCATTGCAATGCATCCTAACCCATTACCACAACCTACGTCTAATATCATTGCATTATCGGGAATGAAAGATGCCATCCAGCTGTAATCACTTAGCCTGTTATGTTTTTCACTTTCAATGCCCCAATGTTCTGCATATTGTTCATCAGTCATTGGTGTTCCTAAATCTTGAGCTTTATTCATTTTTATTTCCGTGTGAAACTAATAAGTTGTTAATGATTTTTTTTGTATTCATTTGGTTTTGACTACCATTTATAATACTGCAAATCGTTGGCAGTTTTATAGAAATATATACGTTATATTCCGGGGGGGGGGAGTGATTAGAGCTATTTAGAAGTCCGAGCATGTGAATAATTTTTTTTATCCTCTAAATAGCAGTATCAAATACCTCTACACCTATCATTTATTGGCATGTGGCAATTGCGTAATGTCAATACATCGTCAGCTCTGTGTAACGCAGTCAGGCAAAGAAAAGATCCTCAACACTTTGTCTCACAAGGTTAGTCAAAAGCGGGGCACTATTCCACGTAGCTAGTTAGCTTGAACCATTCTCTTAGACGCATTTCTCTGCCCTATTAGTCCCTCTTGCTGCAAAAAAACATCTTCCCTGATTGCCTTTCCCGTTCTGGCAAGCGCCGTAAGCTGGCGTTTTGTATCGGAGTGATCAATTCATATCATCCCTTTATTCGCAATAATTGTTTGTGTTGTTGCATTTATTGCAATATATTTAACTGTATAAATAATCAGTTAAGGCAATCATATGAATCGCAAACCCAACACACAGGCTGTACTGCTTACGCGGAAACAAGTGGAGGCACTACAACGTTTACGGGAGCAAGAGAGTAAGCGCTCTGAGCTTGGTATCACACCCTCAATCCATGAAGTTACCCGCCGCCTGATGGACAAGGTGTTAAGCGAAGTAGCAGGGTAACGGCACCGCGTTTTTAGTTTGTTGGGTTCATGGCGAATTGAGAGAGGCCATTAACGACCGTCAGCATGTCTCTACAGGAAAAGATATCCATGTTTAATTTTCAGCATCTTCTCGGTGGCTCCAAAGCCAAAGGCTCAAACGGCAACGATGTTATTCAATCTGACGATGAAAAAGAGCCGATTAAGGTTGCTCGTCCCGGTCAGCATAGCCGTGAACATAATGTCGCTATTTCTGATGAAGCCAAGGAAAACCCTATCCTTGCTATTCGTCTGCTGAAAGAGACTGAATTGTCATCCAAGAAAATCAAGGCGAAGCTGGTATCTGCACCACAGGGACTATCCGTATTTACCCAAAAATTCATGGAAGAGAACGATCCCACCTGGGAATTTCAGGACGATGAAGAAAAGGCACGGACAGCACTGACTTATTCTGCTCATAACGGCGATCAAAACGGTTTCAATAAAGCCCGTATCGGTGCCACTAAAGCCTTGAAGAAAATGGAAGAGCCATTGACTGATGATGAGCTTCAGGCGCTGGCGGTACGCTCCACCCAAATAATAAATAATTCCGATCCTAACTCGATAGATAACCTTAATGCGCGTCGTAAGGCCGATGAAGAGTACAAAGAGACGCTGGCTCAGGCCGCCGCACGTCGCAATCAGCAATTCCGCGCAACGGGTGCTGCTTTGCCCGGAGACAGTCGGTTAGTCAGCGGTAAAGCCGCGAATCCAGTGAATGAGGCTGAAAAGATTAAATCTCGACTGGATGCAGGATTGCCGATCATTGATATGCCGTCTCGTTAATTGGATGAATGCTTATGAGAACGTTCAGCCATTTAAATCTTGGGGTACAGGATAGCGGTTTAACAGCCAGAAGTGCGTTAAGCCTCTATCCTCCGGTACGGCATCGAGGTGGGGCTTTTGCTGGTGGTGAAGATCAGCAAATCGATGAACAGGAGAGGCAACCACAGCATTCCAACGCACATTGGATAGCGGTGAGTAAGGAAGCCAAGAGTAACCCCATACTCGGACTCAAGCTGATTAAACGGGGTGAACCCTATCAGCAAGCAATCGATATTCTGTCAGTAAGCCATCGGCACCTCAGCCATTACACCAAACGTAAAATGATTACGGCTTATCCTGGCTGGGAATGTCTGGATACGGAGGATCGTAATATGGCGGCGTTTATATACAGTTCTCTGAATAATGATGCGAATGGATACCACACGGGTTTTAACGCTGCGCTGGTGGCATTAGAGAAATACGTCGAACCACTCACCTCTGAAGATTTTATTTCAATATCATCTTCGAAACAGGGGGAATAAGTGGGTAATTCCTTTGATTTTGAGATTAAAGCCAACGATCAGGCTAGTGGCGTCATTGCTCGTATTGATGAAGCCGTCAAGAAGTTACAGCCTCAATTGGATAAAACTACAGAAGGGTTGCATCTCGGGGGCGATAATTCATTAAGCCAGCTCAGTAAAGTTAACGAGCAGTTCGACTCTTTAAGCAAATTAGCCCGCGATAACGTCCAGTCTATCGGCGATATTGTTCCTCCGTTAAAAATGGTGGGTGAGCTTGGGTCAAAATATGCGGGAATATTAGGGAAAATTGGCGTAGCAGGTGCTGTGGCCTCTGGAGTTGGTGGCACTGTTATGGTTGTTGCTCGGGGACTCGATCGGGCGGCGAACTCTGCCTATCGTCTGGATGTTTCGGCAAAGAACGCTGGCATGAGGGTGGATGATTTTAGCCGTTTGGCTGGTGTAATGCGGATTCTGGGTGCAGACGCTGACAGCGCCAATCAGTCCGTTGAGAGGATGTATAAAACGTTTAATGACGCGCTTCAAGGGCGTAACGATGGCGTTTTAGCTACGCTGAATCAGATTGGGGTGAAAATCGCTCGTAATGCTGATGGTACAGCCAATGTCATGGAAACAGTAGAAGCGATTGCGAGTAAATACCCCCAACTCTCGCCACAAAATCAAAAAACGCTGGCGGATAACGCTGCTTTTGACGACAACGATCTCATGCTGTTTCGTAAAGGGGCTGAGCTTAAAATATTACTGACTAAAGCCGATAAATTCGGTTTAACTGTTGACCCGGCCCTTAATGATCAACTGGTTGGTGTTAATGAACAACTTAATGAGTTGAAAGCGAGAATAGACGGGTTCAGGGAAACACAGGAAATGAAGTTCTTTTCCTGGCTTGGTGGTGACTCAGAATCCACCGCATCCAAAGCAATAAAAGAACTCCAGAAGTATGAGAAGGACGGTGCAGGTAATTTTTATCATGGAGATAAACAGCAAGATATTTTGCATCGGGCAAGACGGGATGACGAGTTTAAAGGCTCTCTAACCTTTACCGAAGGTATTGAATTAGCACTTGGCCGCCCTGGAAACGCATTGCAGGATAAATTAAACCGAAAATATTCTCTGTCTTGGTCTGTTCAGCAATTCATGGATGATATTCAGAAGATCAGCACCCCAACTGAAGGCATGATAAATCCAATAGACCGGGTATTGAGAAACACCCCCGAACAAAAACACCTTTCAATGCTGGAGGCCAAGCATAAATTGCCTTCAGGTATTCTTGATAATGTCTGGAATGCCGAATCCTCTCGCGGAAAAAATTTGTTATCACCTGTAGGTGCTCAGGGGCCGTTTCAGTTTATGCCTGCGACGGGAAGAGATTACGGCCTTAATTCATACGGCGACCGGATGGACTTTCATAAATCGAGTGGGGCTGCGGCAAGCTATTTATCCGATCTTCTGAAAATGTTTGATGGTGATGTTAATAAAGCCCTTGCAGCATATAACTGGGGACCTGGAAGGGTTCGCGACTATGGATTGGGGCGTGCGCCAAAGGAAACCAGAGATTACCTGCATAAAACCATGACGGGCTTGCCATCATATTTCTACCAACAAGAGGGTGATTTGGAAATAGATAGCAGCGTTAACCAAAATACACCATCAATATATGGGTATCAGTCTTATCAGGGCAAAGGTGATGTTGCCGATGCCAGTAAAGAGCTGATCTCTGCGCTATCTACTCTTAATCAAACTTTGCAAGATGGCCCGATGCAGGTCGAAATCTCAATGATTGATAGCAAGACTGGAGAACGCCGAACGTTATCCAGTGGTAGCGGTGGGCGAATAACAATGCCTATGTCTTTCCCGTAAACATCACGTGATGTTCGTTAAGGCGTGGAGCCAGATTATCTGTGTCGATATCCATGAGTTGAATAGAGCGATAGCAGAAGCGATGAGGACGGAGAAATAATGGCAGCAAATGACAACAGTTATCATCTAGAAAAAAATGGGTCCTTCCTGGCACTTTTGTAAAGCACGGGCATTGCGCGCCGCGTTGTTTCACTAGCTATCAACTTTTGAATTTGATTCACACTTTACACTTCACAGTTTTGTTGATGGATTGTTACAAGCCTTTGATGGCAAGGCTTAGCGGGGAAATAGAACAGCATTTGATTTACAGTTTGATTCACATATTTCATTAAAAAGTGTGAACCCTTCACAGATGCTAGTGTGCACAAGTGTGAAGGGTTCACACTCTGCCTGTCAGAGGGGATATTTTTATGTTGATGTCAGTAAGCCGGTACGCCGAACATGCTGGTATGAGTCGAAGAGCATTCTACAACTGGGAGAGCAAAACGGGCTTTCCCGTGCGAGTTAGCGGTAAGGTTGATTCGGATGCCTGTGACGCTTATTTGTCTCGGTATCGTGACAGCCATGATCCGCGAGCACAGAACGCCAAGAGTAAGCCTGTGCCGATAAGGAATAAGATAAAGGCGGGTAACGAGCTGGTGGAAATGAGCGTCACTGAGATTAAGAGGCACCTGGCGGATTGTGTTGGTCAGGCGGTTGGCATGGATGGGCATGAACGCGCTGCACTGTCTGCTAAGGCTGTAGGCCTCTATTTGAGTGAAGGGCCTGATAACCCGCCTGTAACGTTTGGTGGCTATCGTCTGTCTATCGTCGAAACGCCAGCGTGTGAACTTGGGGATATTATTGCTGGTGGAGCCTTTGGGCTATCCGATACTGACGTGGTATTTGAGTGCCGGGATTACACGCTGATGCTGATGAGTGATGAAACAGAGACAACGGCGATACGTGAGGTGGTTCCTTCACTGCTTTATGTTCTGGCTGATAATAATTAG